ACCATCAGCGTTTTCCTGAATGGCCAGCGCCTGCTGCTCAAGGTCGTCGGCATTCTGTTTAATGTCGTCAGCCATGCCAGCAATTTTTTCATTGCTGTCCACCGCGTTCTCGATTAGGTCCTTAAACGTGTCCGATTCTTTGATATCCTCCAGGATGGCATCAGTGATGTCGGAAACATCGATGCTGGCCTGGCCCCGAACCCAGTCTGTGAACCCCGATTCGTTGCCGGTTCGGTCCACCAGCTGCGCCCGGTACCAGAAAATCTGTCCCGCCTTGAGGCCCATCTGCTGATGTTTGCGCTGCGGGTAAGGCACATCGGCCAGCAGCATCGCATCATTTTCGGCCCCGGTCTGGCTGTACTGGATTTCAGTCTTCAGTGTATCGTCGGTGTTCGCCGGGAACCCCCAGTTCAACTCGATTCCAAACACCACGTTTTCAGAAGCGATAAAGCCAACTGGCTTCGGTGGATTGCCCACTTTACCCGTCAGCGTTTTCTCTTCTGAATATCCCCAGCCAGATGAAATTTCCGCAGCATTGATGGCGCGCACACGCACCAGGTAGCGCCCGGCGTAAATGCCCGGTACGTCAAAAGACGTGGTGGAGCTGCGCGGTACGTTCACCCAGTTCCCGTCGTTGCGGCGCCACTGCGCTTCATAGGCGATAGCATTCTGCGCCTGGTCCCAACTGACGCGCATTGTTTCAACGCTGATATTCTGCTGAACCATCGAGAAGGAGTTGATCACGATGTTTGCTGGCGGCGCCTGATTGCCCGGAGGAATAACACTTATCGGGCGCTGGTCGATGATCGCCCCTGTATCAATGCGGGCGTATTTATCCGGATCGTGATTAGCTCCGGCGATGGTAAATGTCCCATCATCGTTGTCCGTCACACTAACTACACGGTATTGCTGCGAGTAAAGTTCATCACTCTCTAACAACCAGACAGCTTCAGCGTTTGGTGTTTCGCTATACGGCGTGGTGACAGTGACCGCTTTATCTGAAATCGCCTGGATAGTGCGTGACTGAGCAACACCGGAAGGCATGTTAACGATTAGCCTGTCTCCTGCCGCGGCGCCAGGAGCTCGATCAAGATTGATAACCCGGCCATTTGCACTGGCAATTCTTCCGCCCAGATCGCGACCCGAAAGATTCCTGTCCGCCACAGCGATGACATATCCGGGTTGTGGAATATTGCCGTCCAGCCCGACATTGAAGGTCACCACTCGGTCTTTATTATTGGTGAGAATGCCCCAGCGCCCTTTTCGGTTCGCCTCCGATTGTCTGGTGCAGCCAATGGCCGTCAGCTCGAGCTGATTGAAGCCATAGCGTGCCACCAGCGCCTGCTCAAAAACCGGCTCCATAGCATCAGCATAGGCATTATCCGGATCGGACCAGGAGACCAGCGCGTTTGTGTACCGGCTCTTGGTCGTGCTGCTGGAGTAGGTGAACTTACCGTCGACAACGTTGGCGTGGGTGTAACTGAAATCGACATCACGCGGCATATCCGCGAGGCAGACAATCTGATCATCGCCCCAATAGGTCATGCCCCTGAATATGGCAGCGAAGTCTCGTAGCACGGTGTAGGCGTCGTTTCTGTCCTGAATGTAGACGTTGCAGGTATATCGCGGCTCGGTACCACTCCCGCCCTTGCCGTCTGGTACCTGTTGATCGCAGTACTGCGCAACCTGGTAAAGCGTCCATTTGTCGATATTGGCCGCAGTGAGACGATTGCCTAACCCGAAGCGGTCAGTGATCACCAGATCGTAAAAAATCCATGCAGGATTCTCCGTCCACGCCCACTTAAACGTGCCCGTCCAGGTCCCGCTGTAGGTTCGGGTCTCGGGATCGTAGGTATCGGGAACACGGATTACGCGTCCGCGGGGTTCGCAGGAAATCTGAGGGATGGATCCGTTAAACTGGCTCGAGTCAAACTCGATATAGAGCAACGCCGTATTCGGGTAACGCAGTTTGGCGTCAATCACCTCAGTAAAGCTTTGCAGCGTCATTGCATCGCCGATTTTTGCGCTATTTGCATCAGCGGTTATCTTACGCAGACGAAGCGTCCAGGTGCTGCCCGCCTGCGGTAAATCGATACGGTGGCTGCGCTCGTAACCGGAGGTCGTTTTCCCCGTAACGCTGGTATTTAATACGGTCTGCCATGTACCACCGTCGGTCTGCAGATCGATAGCATAATTGATGGAATAGCCAACAAGATCGCCGTCGTCCTCTTGCTTAAAAAGAGAGGGCCATTTCAGACGCAGGCGCACAGCCGACAGCTGGGTATTAGTGAATGTGCGGGTCCAGGCGGTTGCACTCGAAACCTCAGCCCCCACGCTAATTTCGTTTTCGGTACCGGGAATACCCGGGATGTATTTCTGAGCCTGCGTTCCCGGGCGGAACTCCCACGTGACGCCACTGAAGTTCTGCGATCCGTCGGCGTTCTCGAGCGCGGTACCATCCAGGTAAATATCCTTTCCTGTGAGGTGGCCAGCGAACTCTCCCTCTCCAAGCGCGATGAGGATTTTCGCCTTTGCTACAGATTGGAGGTCGTCTGGCTGTTCGGTCGGGGTTCTTGAACTGGAGTCGCCACCTTTACGGCCCTTAATAGCAGTTGCTGTAACCATGTTTCGCCCATAAAAAAAGCCACCCGTGGGTGGCTGGCAGTGATTTGAACATGGAAGGTCACGATTTCAGCAACAACTTGTAAAAATACGCTTCGTCGTAGAGTCGTAGAAATCTCAAAGCACAAGTTTTGATATAATCGGCTTGCTGATGTGGCCTAACATTCCCATGTAGCTGGTAATTTAAGTAATAATAACCAAGACCTTCTTCGTAGTTATTTACAAAGTCGTCGTGTAATGCACTCCAGTAAGAAACAACACGGTTTAACAGGCCAGCAGGCAAGTCATACCATTGGACAAAGGTTTTACTTAATTCACTCCAGAGATCATGCTCGCTCAGTGGGTAAGCAAGCTTTTTAAATGTCAGGCGTAAAGACAAAACAAACGCCTCGTGATCATCTGGCAGTTGATAACCTACTTCGTCGATATATGCGTCGAAATAATGAAACACCTCATCTTTAGATATTTCTTTATCTAACCCTAACGATGCCAGTATTAACAAGTTTGATGAACTGCTCCCTACTGAAATCTGCTGTTCAGCCCAATCAGTAAAAGCTCTACGATCCAGTCCCGGCTTGTTTAATTTTCGAATGCCAAGCAAATCATGAAAATCTACGGCATAGCCATCCATAAAATCCGCCAATTACTTAATCATACCTTTCAAGACGATACACTTGCTGCGCTGACGTTGCTACTGCTGATCTTCCACGTAGATGCCGGCGGAGATAATGGCACCGCCAATGCGTCGCTTGCCATAAAGAAGTGGGACCGGATTTCCCTGTGCTGTGGTGTTCGTGACACCGCCAAAAGCGTAACTGGCCTGATTATCAGCAGACTGCTTACTGGCAAGGCCGGCCGTCTGCGGCGACATCATTTGAACTACGCCGCCGATCATCATCGCAGCACCGAACTTCGCTACCCCATAACCTGCCGCTGATAGCGTGCCAGCAGAAAAGTAACCAATCGCAACGCCGACGACGACAAGTACCGCCCCGAGTATCGTCTGGAATGCGCCTGCTTTTTTGCTACCAATGATTACTGGCGCGATACGGATATCTTCACAACCTTTATCCATGTCGAGTTCATCAGAGATCAGGTTGCGCTTCCCACTGAAAACCGCGTAAGTCAGGCCCCGCTGCTTGCTGGTGTTCAGGTAACGCTCAAAGCCAGGAAGGATGACGCAAAGAGCGCGGACGGCTTCTTTCGGAGAAGATACGGAGAGGTTAAACTCGCGACCAAAGGTAGCCCCGAGGATGCCATAAAGGCGAATCGTTCTGATTGAGTCATGTGTTTTAATCACAAGCAATCCACTCCAAAAAAAAGCCCATCGACTAAGATGGGCGCAGATAAATTATATGGCAATTAGGTCAGAATATTGAATGAATGCTCGACTCAAACCCAACTTTTAATCCATTGCCAAAATGAAGAGCACTGTTTTAGTGATTCAACCGACTTCATTTCAGGATGGTTAAGATTGAACGTCACGAAACTATTTGGGCACTGTGCGGAAATTGAAAAATAGCTCACCAAACAGGCATCAACCTTCGCACCATCAGTGGAATGGTACACACCATCAATCAGTGAGGCGGTTGGTGGAAGATACTTCGCCTTCATCAACTGATAATTCAAATCCATTAAGTCCATCACAGGCGCCATAGCACAAGCTTGAGCTGCATTGAGATAGGATTGCCGATCTCCCCGGCAATTATTGGAAGCATCGATGAATGCGTCTCGTAAATCAGATCGCAGATTTACATAGTCTGGATCAAGAGCCTTAGAGCTTGAGAAAACGCTGATAATACTTAATAAAACGCCCAGAGCGAACATTACCCCGCCGACTTTAAAATCGAGGACACCCCATATCATCCATCTCAACAAAAATAATGACAATCCAAGTCCTGTGAATAATTGCCCACCGCCAGCCCACAGATTGAAATCACAGCTAAAAATATTATTAACTAAAAGTAAACCACCAATAACAGTAGGAGCTGAGATGGCAGTCCATTTTAGAAAATCCTTTGTTCCACTGTTTAGTTGCATGCATTAAACCAACCATTCTAATGTTTCAAAAAAACCATTATTAAATAAAAAATGATTTGTGACGAACGGTTTTAATTGTTCGTTCTCGCCAGTACCCGCCGTAAGGCACACGCTGACTCAAGTGGCCATACAAATGATGCAGCAACATGGTGCCTTCTAAAATGATGCCGGCATGATTCCATTTGTTAGCCTGGACCTGCATGATCACCATATCGCCGGATTGAACCGGCCCATTAAACTCTCGGAACCCACATTCATACCAGCATTCCTGATAGAAATTATCCGAATAACTGTCCTCCCACCACGGATAATCCACACGATAGTCGGTCAACTCGATGCCATAAGTTTGCCGATAATAACTCATCACCAGACCCCAGCAATCGTACACACCCAGAACAAACGGACGCCCCACCAGCGGCAGCTCACCACGCGGTTGAATAGTGCGCAGATCTCCCTCCGGCCAACTCACGATATGCCAGGGCAAAAGCGTCACATCACATTGTGCTTTATCCTGTTCGCTCGGCTGAGTCGTTGCGTCAGGGTGGCTATGAACAATGGCCGTTACCGATCCCCAGTCTTCGGCAGCCGCATAATCCTCTGGCGAAAGATGAAACTGCTCTGTCGGATCAGAAGAAAGGTTGCGGCAGGGAAAATAGCGCTCCACCCGGCTTTTCTGAGCCACCACGCCGCAGCATTCGCGTGGATACTCCTTCGCGGCATGCGCCATGATGGCGCTAATCGTTTTCTGACGCATGGTTAGCTCCTGATGAGAGAGGTGCCCGGGAAGCCACCGAAGGGTAATTCTTCATTCTCGCCAAACCTCAACCGGCATGCGGTCAGCGTTCCATTGCAGGCATCAAGGGAAGGACCGCCTACCGGGTTATTGTTCAAGTCGAAGTATCTGGCGCCGGCATAATCGCACCCGTCACCAGAGCGATACTTGTTGCGAATACACCAGGTACATAGCGAATGGAGCTGCCGCGTCGGAATCATTAACCCCTGAAGATCCATAGGGCTGGAGAGAATAAACTCGACGCTTTCCCCTGCCAGTTCGTTGTTCTTTCCATCGATGTAGAACACGCGCTTTCTCACTTGCAATGGATCTGCAGTCGCATTTCCCTCAGGAAAGTTTCTGGCATCCAGATAATGAGCAAAAGTATCGTGGATAGTGACCTTCGCCTGGAGCATATCGTCGTAGGCCAGACAGAGCGCAGTGATCGAGCTGTCGATGTTTGCCACGGTAAGAGTTGGTTGCGCGCTGCTGCCGTCCGTTGATGCTTCAAGCCCTTCAAGCTGAAAAGGCCAGGCAGCATATTCCTTTCCCTGCCACCAGATACTTTTCGCTGCAAGTTTCGTCTCATCACCGCCAGCAGCGGCAATTTCATCAGCCGTATGGGGCAAGTTGTAGGCATGGAAGCGCAGGACGTCATCAACACCAAAAGTGGACCCATCAACCTCAATGAGGCGGATCTTATTGCCGGGTTCAAGTCGCTGGTAATCTTCTGTGATCATGGTGCGTATGCCTGTTTGAAAGTGGCTGTAATGGTCATTACTTTGCTCGAGAGCGGCTGCGCTTTCACTGAATCAGCCTCAACGCGGTAAAGTCCTATCTCGCCAATCGGTGATGTCCAGATAAACGATTTTGTAATGTGCAAACGGCAGAAATTTAGAGCGGCTAGCATCTCGATTGTTTTACCCGTAAGGGTTATTGGCCAGGACTGCTTTTCGGGATGGATGCCCTCACCTGCAATCTGCTCATAGCCGTCACCGAAAGATGCGGCGCGAGTCGAGTGACTAAACTCGCCTTCCATGCCTGCCTGTATCTGGGTTCGCCAGGTGAATGTTTGGATCGCCACTTATCCTCCGGGCATAAAAAAACCGCCGAAGCGGGTCAACGTGATTTCGTTGCATTCCATATCATACCGCCGGGCTGGAGTTGCCGGGCAATGCCCGCCCGAACAGACTGATCGATCGTCTGCTTATAAGCCCGGGTGATCGCTTCGTCATTACCTGATGTTTGCTGCTGTGCATTTTCGTTCTGCACGACTACTGAGGTTTGCACCGTAACACCACCAGCGCCAGCGGATTGCAGCCCATACATCGGCGCATTGCCAACATAACCGCCGTCAGCGTAACCCTGATCACCACGCATCATTGCGTAGAGATTGCCAACGCCGATCGCGCTGGTAGCCTCTTTGGTGAATACAAACTCACCACCATGCACGATACCCTTCGGCTGGTATTTCCCACCATCACCGGTGTAGCCGCCGTTGTCGAACGCCGGGACCAGGCCGCCCTGGGAGAAACCGAAAAAGGCTCCAACAGCCGTCCCGCCAAACGCTGATTTCATACTGTTGACCATAGCCAACTGGACCAGCATCTGGGCAATGCCCTTAAGGAATGTGGTCAGAAAATCCGTGAAGTTGGCTTTGCCAGTTGTGAAAAAATCCGTGAGCGTTGATGCCATGCCCGTAAATGCGGACTGGGAAAGGTTTTGCATCTGCCCATAGACATTGGAGGCACTGTCTTCGAACTCAGACCACCCCTTCTTCGCACCGGTCAGCCAGTCTCCACGCAGCCGATCCTCAGCATCGTAATAGTCAGTCGCCGCCTTGAGTTGCTTCTGATAACCGTTGTCGTCCAGAGAACTGCCAGAATTTTTCCAGCCGGCAGCCAGCTGGCTTTTCGCAAGTTCACGCTGAGCTTGCCGATCGCTCATCCCGGCTCCGCCTGTCAACGCGGCCTGCTTCTCGGCCATCTGAGTGGCGTATTTCTGCGCGGTATCCATCCGCTTGTTCAATTTTTCCTGCGCTGAGACCTGATCACCCAGTAGCGCTTTCTGGCGCGCCAGTTGAAGAACCAGGTCCTTACTAGCCAACAGCGATTGCTCCTGTTTAGTAAGCGAGCGGGACCGGGAAGCCTCTTCCAATACCTGAAATCTGGCTTCAGTGGTCCATAAGTTTTTGCGCTGCTGACTGATCGTGTCATTCAGGTCTTTATGCTTCTGCAGGGCATACAGCTGCGCCTGTAGCGCCAGCAATTCAGACTGAGCAGAATCTTCAGCTCGTAAACCGGACGAGAGTGTTTCCCCCTTCGCCTTTGGCGTTTTGGGGTCTTTATACAGCTTCTCGATCCCGGCTCGCGCTTTGGCAATGTCCTCAGCCGTCCAGAGTGTCGCCGTCCCGTTTCTTGCAGCTTTTGCATTATCAGCAATGGCTTTGTTCAGTTCGTCCTGTGCCTGACGACGCTTCTCTGCGGCCTCAGTACCGGCATCAAGATAGCGATTCATGATCTGCTGGGCAGTTATCGCATCTTCGTTAATTTCTTTTCCTGCGGATATCGCCCCGTTCAAGTCGTCCTGAAGAGTGATGGCTCCCAGCATGGGGTTAATCTGGGCTTTCAGCGATGCAATGGCTGCCAGCTGCGCTTTACGGCGATTATCGTAATCCCTGTCCTGCGAACTGGTGTCGTAGCTATAGCCGTACCCCATCTTCTGGCGCTCAGGCAATAACTTACTTTCACGATCTGCCAGGTCAGCCTGCATTTTTGCAAGCATGTCTTGCGGGGCTTCTGGGCGCCCAATATTGAGCAACTCGTCCCACATCCCTTTGAAGGCATTGCGCGCGGCAAGTGCAGCTCTTTCAACCAGACCGAGATTATCGAGGATCTGCTGGCTTCTGCGCTGTTCAGCCTGGCTATATGCATCAGCTGCAGCTTGCCCGGCCGCCTCTTTATCACCCCGGCGTTCCAGAGAAGAGATATATTCAAACTGAGCCGCAGTCAGGTAATGCAGTTGATTGTTAAGCTCCTGCGATGCCTGAGTTGGTTCGGCGTACAATTTCTGGAAGTTAGCGATGGTTTTATCAACCGCCTGCCCGGTTGCCTGCTCCATCGCAACCGCCGCGCGACTCACGGTTTCAAGCTTGTTTGCATCAAACTTTCCGGACCCGACCACCTGAGCCAGAACGGAAGATGCCGCATACTGGGTTACACCGCCACCTGACAAAGACTTTGCCAGTGCAGTCAACTGTGTGGCAGTTCGGCCCGCATAGTTGCCGGTCAGGATCAGTTGCTTATTATACTCAGTCGCCTCTTGCGACCCTTTATACCAGGCTGCGATCAGCAGGCCAGCAACACCTATCATCCCCCCGAGGGCCAACTTTGCTGGCGTCACCAGCGAAAGCATGGCTTTCAGCGCATTACCCACCCCGCCAAACGTGTCTCGCAACTGGCCGCCTTGTTGGATAGCAACCATGTATACCGGCATGCCCGACGCAAGCGAGGTAACGATGTCGGTCATTTGCATTGGCAGGTAACGCATCGCATTACGATACTGCCCCGCACTGATTGCGCCGTTCTTCCAGACGTTTTCTTGTTCCTTCAGTTTGGCGATCATCGGAGCGGCCTGCTGCGTCACTCCCAGCTGTGCGGCTTTTAGCTCAAGGATTTCGGCGCGAGTTTTTCCGATTGCAGCTGTCTGCTCCTCCAGTGAGGCGATGAATGTTTTCCCTGATACAACTGCCCGTTGTGCCGCCTGAGCCTGCTCAATGCGAGCCCGCCCTTCCGCCGTTTCGGCCTCCATGACCTGCGCCAGTTTCGCCCGGGTCGTCTCCAGCACGCTGTTGTAGCGGGTGAAATCTTCATCGTCCACCAGCCCTTTACCGCGAAATTTTGCCAGGCTTTCCTGAATTGAGTCCAGCTCATCCAGCGCCTTATTCACCGGGCTGATTTTGTTCAGCAGGTTCTGCAATTCCTGGCGCTGTTGCTTCAGGCTCTCACTGTTTTTCTTCTGATTATCGACACCGGTGCGGAACGTACTGTTCAGGTCATCCGCTTTATCGGCGGCGGTGGTCGCAGTATCCTGAAAGCGTTCCAGCTCCCGATTGCCGCGCTCCAGTTCGCTGGTGTTGACGCGCAGCGAAATGGTGGCGATATCGTTACTCATTCCACCCTCTCTTTATGCATGATGTTCAGCGCTGCACGCTCCATTACCCGGATATCTGAAAGCGCGGTTACTTCGTCGCTCACGTTATGCAAACGCATCACCCAGGGCAGCACGTTGTAGTCCAGCCCGGACGCGCCGCCCATTCCCGTACGCCATTGAGTACTAACGGCCTGGAACACGACAAACGAAGGCCAAACGTCGGGCCATACATCCACGATCTCATCATCGTAATCGTCAGGACTCAGCCCGTAGGGAGCAAGGTCGGCTGCCGTGGGTTCAGGCGTATAGAACGCCGAGGCAACCGCTATCAGTTTTTTTCGCGCTGGCCCATCAGTTCACGGTAGTAGGTTTCCGGAATGGTCTTCATGGCCGCCGGGTAATTCTCCAGAAGTACACTGAGGTTGTCGGCGTTGAACGCATCAGGTAGCGCCCAGCCTGCAATGATTTCCATCAGGAAATCCGTGGCTGTTTTGCCTTCCAGCTTTTCCAGATCGGCCAGCTCTTTAAGCGGCTTGTGGTTGAAGGTGAAGGTCAGTACGCCGTCTTCATCACCGGCGCGTGGGATCGTGACGTTTGCTTTAAAAGTTGGTTTGGGCTGGAGCGTGAATTTAGTCGCCATCATGGCCTCGTATTAAAAATGCCTCCACGCGGGAGGCATGCATTAAGGGAGCAGCCGCCGGTATTACGCGGCGGCCTCGGTCACTTTATAGAATGTCATCGCCGGCGACTGAAGGTTCAGTACCACACTCACCGTCTCCACCTCATTGACCGCTGTGGCCGGCGTGTCGTCAAAGGATGCCGTGGCTGCCCAGTAACGGTTTTCTTTCGCCTTTGGAACGTACATGTAAGCCGCGACCGTCTCTTCGTCCTCATCCAGTTGGCGCAGCAGCGGGTAAACAGGAAGCGTGGAATCGTGGGCGATCGAGTAGGCCTGCGATACAGCAGATTTGTAGGTGTTAAGGTTGCGCTGGCGGTCATCGCTCAGGAACTGGATTTGTGTTGTGTTCTGATCGCCACCAGATTTCGATAACTCTGTAATCTGTGGTAGTTCAGTCCACTCCAGCACCTTACGAATCGAGCCGCTGCCGCCTCCCACGGCATATTTGTTCTTGTTAATGGTATTGATATTTCGCAGCGTGACCGCGCTTTCAGCAATTGCATCGATTTTCGCAATGACGTTATCAATTCCGGACCAGTTGCAGTTCACATGGACGATATCACCCACATCAAGTTCCTCCGCGGAACTGACGGTGATCACCACGTTTTCGGCGTTCGTCGCGCCAGTGAAAGCAATTGCCGGGCCATATCCCGACGCCAGATAGACGTGAGCGCCGTTAGGCAGTGCAAAGCCCATAGGAGTTACTCCTTCGAAGAAAAGAAAACCGGCGCGCGGCCGGTCTGGTTTGAAAAGGTGAGAAGCTGGCTAGCTGACGATATCTGCCCGGTAGTTCAGGCTGACAGGGACCGTGTAAGAGACGTCCGTCGAAATACCTCGGAAGATACCCGGCGCGCCGCTGATCGAAGTGATGAAGCCGTTACCTTCAACTTCCAGCCCTTCCGAGAAAAGCTCAGCCACTCGACCCGCCAGCGCCACAGCAACTGAGCGGCCAGTGCCAACGGGAGCCACAACGTTGATCTGGTACACACCAGAATAAACCCGACAGCGCAGACCGAGATCGAGCGTGCGAGGCGTGGCGGGCATGTCGTGTACCGCGAGGTAAATCGCATCGGCAGGCGGTGTGAACGGCACATTTTCCCAGGCGACCGCGATGCCCTCCGCATCGGCCCAAACACCAAGCCTTGCGGCCAGCGCCGCAGCAATATCTGGGATCACTTCGCCACCTCCCTGATCGCTTCATCAAAGAACCGCTGGAACTCTGCTGCCGTTATTCGCACCATACCGCCCGGCGCCTGAGTGGAATGCCCCATTTCAAGCGGGTAGGCGTAAGGAACGTTGTTGCAGAAGTAGATTGAACTCATTCCTACTTTGAATAGAGAAAGTGTGTAATTCCCTGCGGCTTTGGTGAGATCGCCGGTCTTATCAATCCGACCGGTTTCCTCAGTAGTGGGCGCATCAAATGACACCTGCCAGTTGCCGCGAAACCGCCCACCGGTGTAGCCAGGCGGCGCTTTGATATCCATCCCATCGACAACCCGGGCCTTTTTCTTCAGTCGTCCGGTTTTTGTAAGATTGGAAGGGTCTGCTCTTTGCGCTTCGTTGTAGTCATACACAGCGCGGTTATAGGCAGTGGCCGTCTGATTGATTCCCCAAAGCTCAGGGTTACCGACGGGAGACATCATTACCAGCTGATTAAGGATTCTTATTCCAACCGCGCGAACCACCGCATCCTGGTTGGCTTTTGCCTTATTGACGAACGCAGTGATATCCGCGATGAATGCAGAATTCTCACTCATACTAGGCCCTCAATTGCGTTTTATAGCAGAGCACCACATCTGCCGGCTTCGAAGGATTCGGTTTCACCACCCGATGCGTTATATCGTCCACGTAGATCAGGTCTCCGGTTTTGATTTCATGCTCTGCGGTAAACACGATACGAACATCCCCGCTTTCGATTACCGTTCCGTCGATCTCGCCTGGCTGATAATCCGTTTTTACGCCCGTGGCTGTGAAACGAATATCGTCAGACCTGTGCTCAACACCAGCAATCACCGTCACCGAGCCCTTACGGATAACGTTATACAAAATGCCGTTCTTCCTGATCATGCGGGTGGCAGTGGCTTGCATGCGCAGATAGTTGATGGCCACTACGCACGCTCCGCAAAGGAATTGATGGCATAGCCACGACCACCAGCCAGATCGCCAAGAATTGCCATGACTGCCGGGTAGGACGGTGTAAAAACTTCGCCATCTGCAACCGCGTAGGTCATGGTGACTGCGCCTTCCACGCGCTCGGTCTTCACAGCCGCCTCGCGGGTGCTTGCAAGCAGATCGCCGTCTATCGCCTCGACCGCAAGCATGCACTGTGCGGTAATAACCTCCTGAGGTAGTGCATCAGGTGGAAGATCGTGACCATCAAGCACCACGTTCAGGCGCGGCCATGCAAGCGGTTGTCGGGACTTCGCCTTTGAGCCTACCCACTCCAGACCTTCCAGATAGTCCATCGCCTTAATCAGCAATGGAGATAGCTTCTCAGGCAGCTCAATGCCACGCAGCACGGCGAAAGATAACAGGTCTTCCTCGCTGGCGTAGCTGTTGGCGCCATCACTGGTGATATCGGTATTAATCATGGAAATATCCCGAATGTGGGGCTTTCGCCCCATGCGTTACTCGCCGGCTGGTGCGGTGAAAGTGATTTCATCACTGGTTTTCGCCACACCATCAACCGTGCCAGTGACCGTAAAGGTACCTGCTTCGCCAGCGGTAAGTTTCACCGTAGCGCCACCAGCAGAGCCAGTCTGCGAGCTCTCGGTGCTGAGCGTGCCGCCCGTCGATGACCAGGCAACGGTCTTGCCTGCAACACCGGAGCCGTTGCGGGTGTATTTCAGAGAGAGCGTTACCGCGTCGGTGCTGTCAGCGGTCGCGGATGATTTATCCGCTGACAGCGTTACTCCCCCGCAGCAGTTCCCAGCTTGATCAGAACGCCGGCCGTGGATTTGTTGCTGGTGAAGTGCTTCTTCCAGTTGCCGGCAGTACCGATTTTGGTCAGGTCTGGGTTATCGCCTTTTGACGTATCCCAGCTGTAGCCAAGCAGATCGACGTTCACAACGCCTTCGGCGCGATAGCCAATCGCGAGGTTTTCCTGATCGTTGATGTCATAGGAGCGGAAACCTGGTGCCTGAGATTCGGTCACGGTCACCGCGCCGGTCACCAGCCCCAGAATAGCGTCGGCGTCCATGGTGTCGGTTACCAGAACAGGTTTACCGAGGGTGCCCGGCTGGCCGCCGTACACCACCACTCCTGCTTCTTCATAGATTTTATTGGCGATCGCCTCATCAACGATGTCGAAGTAGGTGGCGGAGTGCATGACGAACAGGACCACACGGTTAAACTTGTCGCCGTACTTACGCAGACCGCGCGTCAGGGTCTTTTTGCCATCCGTTTCGATATCAGCGGTCACCACCATTTCAGCGTTTGCGCCGATCGCCGCGGTCAGTGCCTTCAGACCGTACTTAACGTAGCCTTCCAGCGTTGCGTCAGCCACATCGGTGCCAATCACCTCAGAGAACTCGTCAACGGAGCGGCCACGGCGTTTGAATGCTTCTTCGGTGGTTTCATACGGGCCATATTTCCATGGCGCTTTAACGGACACCGCTTCGGCCGCACCGATTTTTTTACCCGTTACTTTGTCGGTGGAATTCACATCACGCGATTCGATGGAGCCACCAACCGTGTAGAACGCGCGCTTGCGGAAATCTCCGTCAATCAGTTCGTTGTCCAGCAGGATCGCACCGTTGGAGGAGGCGTTGAAAATCTCAAGATTGTCCTGGCGGCGCTCCAGAAAAGCGGTTTGCGCCAGGTCGTCATAAATAATCAGATCGGTATTAACAGTCGTCATCGGGTAAATCCCTTATTTCGGAAGTTTGAGGAAGGCCTGCTGGCCATGCTTGCGGATGTAGTCCGCCTTGTTGCTGGCGCTCATTTCGGAGCGTTTCAGGCTGCCGCCACCGTTCGGTTTATGCCCGCCCGCGCCAGTACCTTCAGCGCGTGGGAACAGATGAGGAGCCGTCTCCTTGAGAGACTCCGCCCACTCAAGCGGGCTTAGCGGGGTTTTCCCGTCTTTACCGAACAGAACATCGCCATTCGCATCAACCGCTACGGCCTCGCCTTCGTCGTTGAGCTTGAAAGTGCCTTTGGCACGCAGGATCAGGTCATCCGATGCTTCCGGTAACGCACCGGTTTTAGCGGCAGCTGAGCGGATAGCATCGCCAAGAACGCGATCCCGGAATTTGTTGGAAAACGCTTCGGCTTTATCCGCGCGTTCATTTGCCGTCTTGATTTGCTTATCGACATCAGCGCGAAGACGCTCGGTGCGTTTATCCAGCACCTCGTCAATTTTCCCGGCGGCGATTAGCTTTGCCTCTTCATCGTCGGAGAAACGCTGCAGGATGCCGCGTACGGCGTCAGGATCGATACCATCGAAGCGGGACAGGTTCTCTTTCTGCTGCTTGATGGTCCCCAGCAATTCGGAGTTTTTGGTTTTCAGACCAGTGACTTCACTGGTCACACGCTCGTCAATCAGCTTCTGGATTTCCGGTGTGATTTCGACAGCGCCACCGCCACCACCTTCGCCGCCGCTTTCTGGAGCGTAAAATTTAAGAAGCATATTTCGGATTAACATAATGTCCCCTCGGGATTTTGTCGGGCCTCGCCCATAAAAAAGCCCCGGCGGGTGCCAGGGCATGATGTAAGTGATGTTTGTCAGTTATCAGTCGCTGATAGCTGTTTGAGTTGCTCCAGAGTGATCCACTCGCCTTTATCGGTGAACATGTCGCTCATATCGATTTCACCGGCACGGAGCAGTCGCCCGCGTTCTGCGCCCAGCACCTGATCCTGCCGCTGCGCCGGCTGACGTTTTAGCCACTCCAGATACGTGGTTTTCCCCGGCACCTGCCCGTCCATACTAGCGCGGATGCCCTCGTCCATTTCGTCTATATCAACTCCGAGCTCACGCCAGGACTTGAGGATCAGCGTTTCGGTTGAACGACAGCAGAAGTGAATTTTCCCGGGCCCCTGCAGGTAAGGCACCTTATGCCCCACCGGCTTATTGTCCAGGGTGTAACGCAGCAGATCGCGAACGATGCAATCGTGGCTGGTTTTGTTGTCCAGCGTGGATAACCACTGCTTACCTTTCACTATATCGCTGTTGGCGCTGGTGAAGCTGTTACGCGCAGTCGCGGCCAGATGATTAACGGCCGTTTTGGCTATGCTGGCGGCATTTGCCCTGCTCATTTGCAGCGCGCCGTCGCGGTAGTCCTTGTTGGCGTGGCCACGAACGTTTCGCGCGATCGCTTCCACCGTGTTGCCTGCCAGATAACCACGCCGGACGGCGTTAACGACGCGCGTCAGCCTGTCCGACTCCAGATTACTCGCCCACTCGCTCAGAAGTCGCCCCTGAAAAGGCTGCGCCATCGCCGCGGCATACACCATGTCGGCGGTAACGCCCTGCAGCGGATAGCGGGACAACACCTGGGAAGGAAGAAGCGAGTCGAACAGGCTCAGCTGATAACTGGCCTCATTCTTTGCGAGAGCCACCAGCTCATTTTCCAGTCCGGTCTGCATCGCGGATACGGCCTGGTGATTCAGTTCACGCACGCTACCGAGCAGACTTTCCAGCCGTTTAACGGTGAAGCTATCCGGTGACAGCCTGTCCAGCGCATCCAGCAAACGCGCCGACAGCTCTGCGTCTGTCTCGTTTAGGAGCTTAACCATCCTGTTGGCCACGCCAGTGGCGTAACGGCTAAGCCACACGGAATGCGCAATCGCCTCATCACGCAGACTTTCGTTGACGGTCGGCATATCAGCCCCCTGTCAACGTGGGCGCCTGGTTGCGAAGCGCATCGATGACATCGTCGGGGTTGTCTGCCGGGTCGATCAGGTCGAGTTTCTGCAGTGCCCGAATCATATCGGTATCGCGCAGCGCGCCAGACTGCCAGGCGTTCACGATCGCCGTGACCATACCGGACTCGGCTACCTTCGCGATGAATTCCTGATTGATGGTGTAGGCAGGAGACTCGTCATTGAGGCCGAGGTATTTTGCGCACCAGCCCAGCGCCAGCGTATAAGCCTCAGAAACGTTCGATACACAGATACCGAGCACCGACGTTGATGAAGTTTGCTCCCCGCTTGCCTGCGTCGCGGTCTTCGCCGTGGCGTTCTGCTCAATCAGTCGCGCGCCCAGTTGAACCATGTAGTCGCGCTTGCTGTCCATGGCTTCCTTCGCCAGCATGTTCGGCTGCGCCTGCGCATAACCAAAAGAACCTTCTTTTGGAAGCAGCAGCGGAGAACGGGAGCCGATTTTGACGCCCTTCTTCTCCAGGTGATCGCGCCACCCGGTATCGAGACCGGTCATGTATGGCTGAACTTGACCGCAGAACCACACGCTGTCTTCATAGTCCGCACTGTTGCGGTAATGACCGTGGTTAATCTCCACCAGCGCGGCCAGCGGGGAATCATCGATTGTCGAATCGTTATTCTGCGCACCGACAAAGGTGAATGGGATTTCATCCCAGTAATCCAGTCCTTTGGGTTTGGGGTGGTACTCGCTGTCGATGGAATAAGTCCCGCTGGCGGTACCGCCGCTACGGCGCCATACCCTGCAGATAAACTTCCCGTCCTCCAGCGCCAGCTCGCGGTACTGGATTTCGTCTTTGTAGGCGTAGCCATCCGGCTGCTCAACACATTCACGCAGTACCACCAGCACCAGCTGATCGCGCCCATTGATGCGCTTCGTTCGCCAGTTGATGATGTTTTCAGCCGGATAGCGAAGGATAATCGCCTCATTGGTGGCCTCAGCGTAATCGACGTAAATTCCGTCGCGCGCAACCTCCAGCACGTTTTCAGTCACCAGCTGGGACTGCTGATAAATGCTCGTACCCGCTCCGTCTGCGTTATTCAGCAGATACATGAGCTTTTCAGGGCCACTGAACGTCGGATCTTTTCGGTACGCCAACCCAAGCAAGCCTATTTTCGTATTCCCCGTAATGGCGTAGAAAACCGCGCGGCTCAGATAGTCCTCGTTGCGCTTACGGTTGCGCGAGGATTTATCAGTCGGATCGAGGAACGGCAGGTATTTATTGCCAGCATCCTTAACCGCCTCAGCCCCCTTGCAGAAATCGCGGTATTTCCGCCAGGCAGCAGAAGCCGCCCGGTGTTCTGGTCGAACCCAGGTGATGTCGTCGTTTGCCATATCAGAAAGTGGTGTCCATGGTGATTGAGTATGCCGGTTTCACGATCGGGTAATCCTTCACGATGAAGTACCCACCAGCGTCGTTAGGGTGATCGTTATCTGCTGACTTATCCGGTTCGCCGTTTGCCGCCCATATCTGCTGCTCGAGGCTTTCGGTATAGACCGGGCAGTTCTGGACGTTCACCAGATACCGGCGTTCACCGTTAGCGTTGCAGAACATGGCATTCATCGAGTTGATGCGGTCTTTAACCGGCGGGTTGGCATCATCGACAATTACGCTGAATCCGGCGTCGTTAAGCTGAGCAATATCGGTCTTGCTGGCGTTCTGCGATTTGCGGGATTCGCCTGAGGCATCCGGATAGATGTAAATCTCCCGGCTTTTAACATAGCGGCCATCCTCGTATCGCCAGAACTCCTCCTGAATGCGTTTGATCATCGCCGGTGTGTCGTAAACCTTCACCAGCTCACGAACGGCGCGCGGCAGACTGTTGCGTTTCACGTGAACAATCGCAGCCATTTTCCCCACGTTGAAGTCCATGCCGATAAACAGTGGATCGTTGTCCTGAATCTCTTCAGTGCAGTTATTCAGTTTACGGTTGAAGGTGTGGTAAATGGTCCCGCTGTTGAGGTTCGTGAACTTCCCGCGCAGATAGGCCTGGATCAGCTCGTCCGGGTATGAGCTGAGCAATGACGGAATGTAATCGTCAGGGAGGTTCTTCGCATTGTCGAACGTGCTGGCCTGAATCAGTCCGTACAGGGCAGCCAGTTCAGGCCTATCCCGCACCGCCTTCACAAATTGCTGATAGACGAACTTGAAGCCTTCCGGTGTCGTTGTAACGTCAATGCCGTTTCGCAGACCCGGAACGTTGTAGCGCATACGTGCGATGATTTTTCGCCACGCCTGCTGCGCTTTCGCCGCCGGCATAACGTCCAGCTCGTCGACCATCGCGTTACCGATTTTGAAGCCGACTATTGAGCCGGGTTTCTCCATCGACCGGCAGATCGTTGTTCCGCGATAGCGCCGCCCTTCGTAGAAATGGACCTCTTTGTTCCCCTCATTGATTTTGACGCTCAGCCCCCAGTCGTGGGCCACTTCCTCAACGGTTGGATAAAAGATGTCCCGTATTTGCGGGTAAGTCGGCGCGAAGTAGCCCTGGTTAATCTTCGGAAACTCCCACATTCCCTTACAGATGCCGCCACAACCCACCCACGTCTTACCCGAACCGAAACCGGCAACGTAGGCTTTGAACTTATGCTGCATCGCGAGGAATCGCGCCTGAGGAATGTTAAGTGTCGGGCTGATCCCCATCATCTGCCCTCGCATCCACTACGTTGATATTGATTTGCACTGGGGTTGGTTCTTCGTCCTCCCCGTCACCGGCCAGCTCTTTGCGGAGTTTCTCAATCTCCAATAGCCGGCGGTCGATTTCAATCTGCTGCAGGCGCTGCGCGAATTCGCTATCCGCCAGGCCAAGCCGCTTCATCACAGCTTCAAACATGCGCTCTCGGCTGATGGCTGTGATTTCAACGCCGTTCTTACCGACCTTCACACCTGAATAAGCGAGCCGGGAAACCGCCGGAAGTTTGCGCGTATCGGGGAAGTAAGCCTGGCCAAGTCCGTCACCGTTGCAGCGTGGGCACGCGGGGTTTGGTTCCCGGTTGTGGTCGTAGCCATAGCCGCCGGTGTCCTCAGGCTGTCTTGCCTCTTCTCGTCCTTCAACCTTTGCAAGCTCCTCATCAAACTCTACGGCATCCCGCCACTGGTAATGATGACCAAAACCCCAGCAGTAACGGCACGCGCCGCGGCGGTATTGTGAGAGCTGATTTGCATCAAAGGTGGCGAGCTGCCACATCTGCGCGAGCACTTCATCGGCACTGCCAAGTGTGCGCGCAATGGAGGCTTTCTGCTGCTGCGCAATTGCCTGCGCAACGTTAGGATTCGCTATGAGCTGGCGGCCGTAGTTTGGGTCACTGTATCCGGCACGCTCTGCGGCGGCCGTAGCGTTCTGGTCCTTGAGATATTCAGCAACGAAGAGTTTTAACTTCGGGCTCAGGTTGCTCCCCACCAATTCCTCTGCGCATTTATCGGTTTGCGCACTGCGCAATTTCTTCTGCGCAGGTTTTTGCGTACTTTGCGCAGAAGGTTTTTTGATGTATCGACGGGCGGTAGCGTAATTCAGTCCCTGCGCTTCACACCATTCCTTCGGTGATACGCCTGTTGCGGCATGTTCGGACAGGAACCGTTGCTGAAGCTCGCCCCAGTCCGGTTTTGCCATAAGCCCCTCTAGTTTTTATCTTTCAGTTAATGGATATTAGTAAGATGAATCAATGAGGTACTCAGGGCAAAGCATTTCCCGCGTTGTGTTTAGTGCCATAATTTTCCATTATTAACTTTATGAGATTTAGAAAATGGCAATGCTTTCAATAGATAAAACATGTCCACATTGCTTAAAAGATAACGCCGTCCTAAGTTTGATAAAGGACGCAACTCTTTTACCAGGAATTTACTCTGCGGTTTTTCAGTGCCAGTCTTGCTTCAAGCTTATGGTGGCAGAGATTCAAACGAGTTCGTATGGTAGCCCTTCTAATCAAGCTAATAACGCTCTCTTCCCTTTAAGAGCTGGCGAAGATACAAAAATGATCGTTTTGGGCACGTACCCCGAAGCTGTTTCTCTTGAAGCCCCTGCGCATACTCCAGAACGAGCGGCCAAATTTTTCGTTGAAGCGAAAGAAGATTTCGCGCGTGGACGATATGAAACCAGTGCAATGAATTGCAGGAAAGTAATTGATATAGCTACAAAATTTCTTCACCTAAAAGAGGTAGATAAGCTTGTTAGACGCATATCTGCGCTTAGGGAAACAGGTTTAATAACGCAAGAAATGGCTGACTGGGCTCATATAGTACGTATAGATACTAATGGTGCTGTTCATTCTGACGAGGAGTTTACTGCTGACGAGGTTGATCAGTTGCTTAAATTTACAGAGGTGTTTTTAACGTACTCATTTACGTTACCCGCAATGGTCAAAGCCAAGCGAGAACCTGAGTAAGCTACCAAAGCATGTGCCATTACGCTGGGACTTCTCAGGGTAATGGCAAAAACCGCCCGAAGGCGGTTAATTCAAGTAGTTTTAACTACTTAATATGCAACGTGTCTGGCTGAGGATACATCAAATCCTTCCATGTGTTCGAAAAGGCTTTTTCTCGCGCCTTCCAAATTTGAAAAATGCTTGAATGGATGCCGGTTATCCGGCTGATTTAACTCCCAATCCCAATGTTCTTTACCTTCAATTTCTGCTTTTGTGATTCTTGCATGTACTGGGCTGCCAAGCTCATCGTAATAAAAAACATACTGTTCGACTACAAGGTAAGGTGCCGACATAATTACTCCCTCTTTTAATGTGAGATAATCATATCGGCATAAAACCAAATTTATTTACAGAATATTTTCGGACAAATAGCACCGCGAATGCGAGGCTCTGAGAAATTGCTACGGTTAGAATTCGAAGAAGAGCCTGTGTACTAACCTCAGGGATGAGGCACTATTTCAGGCACTGATCTTTGATGTAGTTCTGTAGATAGCCGACCTGCTTCGTCACTGTGACGATTCGCTCTCTGAGAGTGAAATAATCCCGTTCAGCGGAGTCATTAAGTCGGGGGCTGGAAGCATCGCCCATGCTGCCGGTGCCGGTCGTTCCGTTCGCGGGACAGTTGGCGTTGATGCGCAGCCCGCACTTACCAGTGCTAACGCAACGCTGCAGATCATCAAGCTGCTTTTTCGCATCTGCTAATTCTCCGGTGTATTTGGCATCAAGTGCAGCAACATCACGCTGACGGGTTTGCATGTCGGTGATAGTGGCTTTAGCCAAGCTGAATTGCTCAGTGGCTTTATCACGCTGGTCTTTGTAGGTGATGGCGTTATCGCGGTAGTGGTTAATCGCCCAGGCCATAGAGACCAACAGGCAGATGACAATCGCGCAGATGATTGCCGTTAGACGACTCACTGGTCTATCCCCCAGCACGCCAGCGCGCTTTCCTGGTCACGACGCTCAACCTGACCATAGCAGCCGTTCTTCTGGCCTTTGGTCAGTCGACAATCCCTGCCGCCGTCTTTAATCCACCAGCGGATTGCTTCGCATGCCCCTTTACGGTCACCTGCGTTGATCCGCTTATAGAAGGTAGAAGGGAAACATTTACCGGGCCCGATGTTGTACGGACAAAACGATGCAACCCCCGCTTTCTGGGGTTCAGTCAGCGGTACATTGATATTGCGTTCAACCCAGGCAAGGGCTTTATCACGCTCAATAGCATTCACCTGATCGCATTTCGGCTGCGTCAACTTCATGCCCTTCTCAACACGCTTTCCATCCACCAGCGTGGCGCCGCGGCAAATTGTCCAGATCCCGGAACCATCTTGATAGGCAGTCGTGCTGTTACCCTCTTTCTCATTCAAGAACTGATCGAGGATGACAGATGCCGGTGCGCCAGCGAGAATCAGTCCCAGAACGGCAGCACTCAGCTTTGCTCTGTTTCCCATTATTCACCTCGCGCGGCCTTACGCCGATCCTCTTTAATTTTGAAATATAGGTTTGTCAGGTATGTCAGGAAACCGAAAAGGAGGCTGCCAAGGACGCCTAAAGCAGCCCATTGAGATGGACTGACCTTATCGAGCACTTGGAACAACCAGAATCCGGCATTCCCGGCTGATGCCCCATAAGCAATACCCGTTGTTAGTTTGTCCATGCGATACATGCTCTCACCTCGCGTCGTTAGCGGGTGTTGAAAGTTATAAGACGATTAGCCGTTATGACTAAAGCTGAGGGGGTGTTCTACCGATAATGATTTGAACATTTACTCTAGGAATTTTTTATGCAGACAGTCTCTACTTACAAAGACCTTGCAAACGCAATAGTCTGTGGTTCAAACAAAATAGAAGTCACTGGTGATATAACGAAGGGTACGGTAAAAATCGTCGCCAGCGGCGCAATTACATGGGCTATTGCTATTGGCGCAATTAGCATCGCGTACGCAGCATTTGCTATGACACCCGCGACGGGAGGAACTAGTTCCGCATTATCAATGATTGCTGCACCGGCTGCAGTAGCCAGCATTGGATTACCAGCAACCACGGCAGCAATTGCGATTGCGACTGGAGCAGGGTCGATATCGGCCATTAAAAAATTAAGACAATATAAAATCGAATCACATGTAGATGGTAAAGCGATTTTAGTTAAAAGATAATTACGGAAGAATCACACAGGTACAGAAGTGTGCTCTTGAAAAACATAAAAAAGCCCCACGGTGTTAACCGCAGGGCTTTATACGAAGGCAATAACCCATCGTTAGAGCAAAATTACCACAGATTCGGGAAAAGTAAATAGCTCACGATAAAATAACGCCCTATTTTGTTATCTGTTTAAGTTGCTCCTCTGCCCATGCCTCTTCGACATCGAACTTGTTGATTAGCTGATCGTAGAATGGCTTAACGGATTTCTTCCAGGTATCTAGCGTGATGGCATCAGTTATCTGGCAAACAGCTGCATACGCCTCAGTCGAAGGGATTCGCTCATAGCCGCGCCCACTGCAGCGTTTGCAATCGGCCAGAACCGGTACGCCCTGCTTGTCGGTGAGCTCTTTGTTAACCGCTTTTCCGCGGCCCCTGCAGTCGCTGCAGGCACAGCTAACCACCTTTTTCCCGTTGCAGACTGAGCAGAGAACACGAACAACCTCTTTCACCTGGCGCTTCACTTCATAATCGCCCGGAGATTGCTTCAGGTCTTTTGCGAACTGTGGAAGTTTCATGGTGTAGTGCGATTTCATCGTGAACACATCGGCCTCGATATAACCCTTGCCTGAGCAGCAGTCACACTGCTTTACGCTGGCGGCGCTACGCGAGTAATCTTCGAAAGCGAAGGAAGCAAGCTGATGCATAACTAGCGGTTTAACTCTGGCATCCAGCTTACGTAACGCAGCAACCTTATCGCACTTTGTCAGCGCATACTGAGCCAAGAGATTGATCGCCCTCTCCCGGTCGTTATTGCTAATGCCCATCTTCCCTAGAAAAGCACTGTAGCCCAATGCGGCCCGTTCCTGGGTCATACCCATTGCCGCCATGATATCGGTGCCGGTCAAAGAATCTGAGGCAGTTGCGCGCGGAGAGTCGCTGATCAGCGTGGATTTTGCGAAGTGGTATTTCACTGTATTTTCAAGATTCATGCAGCAGCTCCTGCCATGTAGTAAATGCGAATAAAGTTGCGGAGGATGCGATAGTCCACCAGCACCGAACCGGGGCGCCGATAAACGCGGAGACGTTGCCAACGTATGCCGAGTATTTCGACCAGCTCTGGGCTCATAGGGCCTCCAGTTCTGTAATAGTCAGTTCGAGACGGCCGCCTTTCACGATCGGCATTTTAACAACGCGGTAATCGATAACCTGGCAATCATCCATCCAGAAACCCGCCTTGGTTAAAGCGTCGAATGCAGCTTTTTGCAGGTTATCCAGATCGCGGCGCCGGCGGTCAGGCATGTGGCATTCAATACGCATTTTGAGCGGTGCGGCCGTGCTGATATTCAGCAGACTTTTGCGAACAATAATGGCCACGGCGTTCCGGTAGGCGACGCCTTCGGCGCTTATATGCGTACGCCCTCGGTTGTGTCGGTAATAGCGATTGTTGCTCGGCGGCCAGGGTAATGTAATTCGGTATGTATTCACTCTTACCCCCACATCCGGTTTCGCCACCGTCGATCGGTGCGCGGTGGATTTTTGCTTTCCGGCAACCGAACGCTGACGGTCCAGGTGAGATAGTCGGAGTTCAGGCTGCGCTCTACCTTTACGCCGCGGCGCTGGTATTCCGCCATGAGCTCGTCGGCCTGTTCGGTACTGCAATCGGTGTGATGGAACCAGGTAAATTTCATTCCCTCACCCCGCGAAGCCAAGCAGCTGCGCGGCGACATTTTCGGCCTCATCACGACTGCGGAATGAACGGGACAGGACCCAGCGCCAGAGTACATCGAGCGCAGCTTTATAGAGCTGCTGGAATTCGAGCTCGTCCATGTTGGCGAATGAGATGCTGCGAGGATGTTTTTTGAGTGTTCCGTCGGGTAACTGAATGGCATCAAAGTGCCCTGCCTCGACGATCACCCATGAACGGTAAGCATCGAAGGATTTGCACAGGCTAATGCCATTTGTGACGCGCCGATACGCAACCTGTTCCAGATACTGCTCAGCAGCATCGATAAGCGCACCCTCATTCCCGCCATAAGAAGCCAGGAATTTTGCGTAGCCATTGATCAGCTTCCGCTCGTTACTTGAGATAGCCCCGCCGGTTGGTTCCCAGTATTCAAAACCAAGATTGAGAAGCGCGAAAAAGCGCCGGTGAAATGCCGGGTTTCGTACCCGCCTGAACTCGGCAACAAGAACATCGCCGAGCCGGGTTTTTGATTGCAGGATATCGCTGGTCTCGGGCGTAGCCGGGATCAGTATTCCTGAATGGTGTTTAATAAGTTGTAATTCTAGCGCCAT